CCATCAATTCATTCACGCCAACAAACAGTAAAAAACAGACAAAGAAAATGCCACCAATGAGAAGCCCCATTTCCAGTTGTTCTTGCTCTTTCTGTTTAGCTTCTTTCTCGGCTTTCTTTAATGCACTTATCTCTTTTGCATCTGCCAAGTCCATCTCTGCTTGACGGGCTTTAATCTTGTTCCAAACGTCAATCTTGCCTGTCTGCATGAAGAGCATCTTTAACTCTTCTTCAAACGCTCTGGCTTGCTCTAGTGCCATCTCAATCTGTAAGGCAGTTCCCATGTTGGAACCTTTGCCAGACTGCTTGGCTTGAAGCATGGCCTTGGTAGCAGTTGACTTGGCATCGAAAAGTTTGCCAATCATGGGTGCAAGTGAGCCTAAGTCATTGGCAACATTAGCTGCCTTCTTGACCATGCTGATTGCTGACTGTATGCCAGCTAGTGCCGTGATTGGATCTATCATTTCTTTTCTACTTTCTTCCATTCAATACAGTAGACTTTTCGGTTGTAGACATCCCCAACCCAAACCCACTTGACACACCTGTACTCAATAGATACAGCCAGTAAAAGACTAATTAATTCCATGCCCAGATGATTACTGAGAATGACCAAACGATAAGGGCAACCATACCGACTGCCGCAATTGTTGCAAGCAGCCAGTCTTTCATTTTATCTAGGAAGTAAGTAACGCTCAGTACCATACTGAGGCAACTGGCCTAAACCATAGTTTGTCAATGGATCAGAGGTAATTCTGTTTAACAGACCAGGCGTTTGAGGCGTAGTGTTCGGCAACAAATTCCGTTGGTACATTGGGCTTGTAATTAAACTTCTTCCAAGTGGCCTACCAAAAACGGCTCCAAGAGCAGTGGCATTTCCAGTTGAAACAGCACCAGCGGTTCCAGCGGCAAGGTCTGTTAAGTTCGGCCCAGGGGCGCTTCCAATACGGGCTACGTTTTGGAAAGAATTTGGGAAAGCAGCAGCAGCATCAGCTAATACTTGAAGTTCAGAAGGAACAATTTTCCCTCGTTTTGCACGTTGACCAAGCTCTGCCAAAGACACATCACCAGTAGCTAAATTTAATGACTTTTGCAGAGTGTAGCTTTTGGCAATGTCTTCACGAGCTTGCTTAAAGTTTTTTACAACATCAGGCTGCTTATAAATGTTAGTCAAATTTCTTTCTGCTAAATCTTCCATTTGGTTAACAGCAAATCTTTGAATTTGTCCAAGATTCCTAGCTGCTGCGTCTTGAGATATAAGATTAGTTTCAGCATCTCCTTTTAAACGCTTCATTTGCTCAACAAAACCCTTGCTGTTAAAGTTAAGTTGTTGTAATCCTTTTAAAGTATTTATTTCCGCTAGAACATTGTTGGTTGGCGCTAGATCATTTAAATCATCCAATTTATCCGAAATAGACTTAAGAAATGATTGATCTGTGTAATAAGTTTTATTGGCTCGTAAGGCATCATAAAACTGACCTTTATCTTTGCGGAATGCTTCTAAAACTGGAAGAGTAATTGCCGTGTCAGCGTCAACATTTAGAAATTTTCTAGCTGCAGCGTTACCAATTTCTGCATTCTTAACAGAAGTAAGTTGCTTAGTTTGTGGCTTGCTAGAAAAAGCTTCAAGCAAGTTGTTCAAAATTGAAGGATTTACCTCTGAAGGAACTAATGTTGCACCTTGTTCAATTGCTCGTTGTGCAATCAATTGTTTTTGAGTCAAAGGAACTACTTGACGAGGTGTCGTTGCAGCACTAACTGTAGCAGTTGGCAATGTCATTAATGCACCAGCAACAGTTTCATTTGCTAGTTGTAAAGGATTAATAGAACCAGTGTTTGCAGCTTGTGCAACAGCAGATGTAATTCCAGCAGTACCTGACCCAGTTAAAACATTTTGAGACAAAGCTGCGGTTCTTGGAGCCATCTGTGTAAGAGCAGTAGGTGTCCCCGCAACAATGGATTTTTGTAAAGCGCCTGGCAACAATAAATTTGTTGGGTCAGGCAAACCACTCAACAACCCACCAACCAATAAGCCTGGACGCTCTGTAGCCACCTTATAAGTGCCTTTTAGAATGTCACTGATAGATGGAGTTGGTACGGCAACAGGCTGTTGTTTGGTGCGATCAATGCCAAGGTATTCATCAGAAAGGCCAAGCGCACTTAAACCACCTTTAATGCCTTGAGACATCAAATTGGCAGTACCAGAGATTAATTGTCCAGTAGTAGTCTTTCCACGGAACACATCTAGTGGTCTAAAGCTTGCTTGAACGTCTTGCATAAACTGGCTACCACCAGTTTGTTGAGGTTGTTGTTGTGTAGGTACATTAATACCCGTTACTGGCTTAAACTCTTCAGTTGGAGCTTGTTGTTGAGAAATACCAGTAACTGGTTTCCAATCTTCATCGTCTTTTTGAGCCATACCAACCACCTTCTTAACGTAGTTTTGTGTTTCTTTAAATGGAGGAACTCCACCATACTTTTCAACATTACCTGGGCCAGCGTTATAAGCAGCCGCCACCAAAGTAGGATCTTGAAATCGTTCTGACAACTGGCCTAGATACTTAACACCACCTCGGATGTTATCTCTCCAATCCATTCGATTAACACCAAGATCTTTAGCAGTAGCACCCATTAACTGCATGGGTCCATAGGCACGATCATTGAATCTGGTTTTTGGTCCTATAGCGTTAAATGCACCACCAGACTCGGCTTCAACAACACCTTGCACTAAAGAAAGAGGAACACCTTGGCGTTCTGCTTCTTGAGCAGCAAAAGCAAAGATTTCGTCTTTAGTTGCCATATTATTGACCAATAAACATTACAGTACCATCTGGCTTTTTAACGCCATATCTTCCAGATTTACCTTGAACAAGTTGGAATCCTGCTGGCAAAACTGGCTTGCTTGGATTGGCAGCAATTTGCTCATTAAGGAACTGGTTGACCTTCGGATGGTTGTACAAACGTGGGTTATCAGGTGAATTAGCCCATGCTGTATAAACAGCTTTTGGATCACCTGTATAAGAATCAATAAATCTCTGACGAGCATCATCTTTATCTGCAGCGGCAATCTCTAATGCAGACACATATTTAGTAACAAACTTAGGATCTGTCACACCAGTTGTAGCCTTGTCAACAATGCCACCTTCAAACGCATTGGCGTTGCCTTTAATGTTGCTCAAACCCTTCAAAACACCCTCAGAACGTGTTTTATTGAGCAAGTTAACATTGCCTACTAATGAATCAAACTTATCGCCAACACCAGGAATAGCTCTCATATAAGCTGCGCCTGTAGAGAAGAACTCTGTCAGTTTATTGGGATCAAGTTGTTCAGCAGCGTTATACAAGTATTCAGCAGAAGTCTTACGATCTCCAACTGTCAATGCGGCATCAAGAGCAGTCTTTGTAAACTCATTGTATCGATTTGAAGTTGCAAGATTTACTGCTTCTTGAGCAGGGGAAATCTTAGCCACTCCACCAGATGGAGCGCCACCAGTTGCACCACCAGCACCACCAGTTGGACGCTGAGTAAGCAACGAAGATCTAGGAACAAAATATGTTTTGCCATCAGCACCAATAACTTGCTCAACTTGGCCTTGTGCTTGTCCAACAGCTTCAGCACCTTTAATTGCAGTAATTGCACCAGTAGCACCTGGAATTACTTGTTGTGTAAAGCCACCACCTTGCATTGGAACAAGCATGGTATTTGTAGATATTTCAGGTGGGGTAGATTCAATCCTAGATTGCATATAATTCTGCACAGGAGCCGCAGAATATCCACGAGTTAAAGGATTGTATTGAGATACAACACCTTCTTTTTGTGTTGGCAATCCACGTAATACTTGTTGATTAGGATTAAGAACTAAATCACCCTGAACTTTAGGTTGCAAGTTTTGCAATGCACTAGTCAAACTAGGCAATACTGTAGCCGCATTTGGATTAGTCGCCAAGCGTCCTAAACGTGTATATGCAGCATTAAAATCAATAGGCTGATTTAAAATCTGCTGCTGTCTTAATGCGGCTTCAGGAGATGGGCCAAAGTCAGTAGAAGTACGAGTTGGTTGGTTTACTAATGCTCTTTGACCTGCCTGTGCTGGAGTTGGAAAGAACTCTTGTTGAATTGAACCAAGCTCTTGCAACAAGCCTTGTTGTTGTTTTGTCTTTTGTAAGTTTGGAATTATGTTTTGCACAGCTTGGTAGCCAGTAGCAATGCCACCACCACCAAAGATGCTTCCTAACAGGAATTGATTGAAAGCTTCATCCTTAACGGCTTTTTGCTCTTCAGGAGACAAGCCCTTTAATTGCTCTTTTGGTAATAGAAATTCCATGATAATTCCTTACTTGATTACGCTTGCACCAAAGCTTGAGCCACTTGACGAGCTTTGCATACCAGAGCCACCACCAACATTGATACCCAACGCTTGATTGAGAATCTGTTGTTGCTCCAATGGCAGATTGCGGATTGCATCCAACTGAGCTTGAGAGAACTGCTGTTGTACAGCACCTTGGTTTGCAAGTTGATTTGCACCTGCAAAACCCATTTGTTGGCCTTGACCAGCAATATTAGCAAGCAATCCACTAGAGCCAATACGCTGTTGATTAGCTTGTAATCCTGCACCTTGATTGGCTAAGTTAGCTTGCAAGAAGTTCTGTGCGTTTGCCAATGCAACTTGATTTTGAGCCGCCTGATTAGAAAGGTTAACTTGTTGTTGATTCTGCGTGTTTAGCTGACCAACATTAAAGTCATAACCTTGATTAGATAAAGCTGCTTTTAAGGCAGCCTCTTGATTTGCTTGAGAAGCAGTTAAACCAGTTGCTTGATTAGCACGAGCCGCTTCCAATGCCGCTTGCTGATTAGCCAAACCAAACTGACCTGCCAATTGCAAAGACTGCTGAGTAGTAGCCAAGTCTTGAGCTTGGTTAAGTTGCTGTGCTTGCATTAAACGAGCCAGATCTGCCTCAGAAGCACGTTGTGCTTGATCGTAAGCTTGAGCATTTTGTTGAGCAATAAACTTCTGTGCAGTTTCGCCAAATGCACGATTTGTTTCTGCCTCTGCTACACCTTGACGAGATCCACCAAAAGCACGAGCCGCAGTAGCTTGAGCAGCAGTTTGTTGCTGTTGCAACTGGCGTGAACGCTCTAACTCTGTTAATCCTTGCTCAGTAACTGCCTGAGTATATGGATTCATATATTGCTGGATATTCTGGTTTAAGAACGAACCAGCCTCAATATCACGAATATTTGCACGAGCTTCAGGAGCAATTTGTCTTAATGCTTCAGAAGCAACATCAGCACCAGAAATACGATCTGCGGCAATACGCTCTGCGGCAATACGCTCTGCATTAACATCACGAACTGTTTCACGGCCTAATTGAGCTGCTTGAGCCAAAGCCGCCTGAACATCACGAGATGCAACATTTTGTGGTTGGTAAAGTCCTGCACTAGTAGCCAAAGTACCCGCAGTCCCAAGCTGACGCATTTGCCTACTATTAGGATCAGCAAACTGACGAGTTACATCAAAAGATGCCTGTTGGTCAGGAGTAAAACCCGCAAACTCTCTAGGAGCTAGGCCAGCAGAAACGCCTTTAGCAGTCTCTAAATTAGCCAAATACGCATCTCTAAATGCGGGGTCTAATTGCGACTGTGATGATTGCTTGGAACTTGATAAACTCATCTTATATCTCCGTACTCAAGAAAATTCTTGGTTCAACCTTGTAAATCTTACTCATAACCTTTTCCCATCCTTTACGGCCTGTCATGGTCATGTGTGTACATCCTTCCAATTTGCCGTGTTTTTCAACAAATGGAAGTATCCGTATAACTTCATCCATATCTCCTGCCGCTAGGAATACATGGATTGATTTCTTCTTGGGATGGGTAATTATTTCAGTAACGATGGCAGTATTAATACCAGGCCAAAATTGCATTTCATCTTTATCGAGGGCCATTGCGACATCCTCAAGACTATGCGTTCCGTTACCATATTCTAGCGCATTTAATAATAATTGCTCACTTTCCTGAAAGTAAGGAACCCACCATTTTGGCTTTCCATCTTCAGTAAAACTACTGCAATCTATCATCTAATGCTGCCAAGCTTCCCATCAAATCGAATTGTCCCGACACGCCAATCAGTCAATCTAACGCCTTCAATCTTGGCGGCTACTTGTCTTCCGCTTATGCGTACTGAAGTAGGATTAGCCATTGAATATGGGCCATGGTTATATTCTGTTGAATTAGGATAGAACTTGGTGCTAAACCGAACCTGAACATCACCAGCAGTCTTTTCATCAGGAACTAATCCTGTCAGACTCATGGTTCTGTCTCCATTTCCTAGTTCTACGGGTCCAGACTCAGCAAACAATGTTTGCCCATCATAAGCAAAACCAACTTCATGCTCATAGACGTACCCGTCTGTAGAAACCATAATTGGGTTATTAAAGATTCCACGATCTGTGCCACACGTACGTGCTAACGTACCAATGGCCCAATGATTCTCACGATAGTTGTAAGAAACGTAGGAATCCACTTCATTTGAGGCAGCACTTGGGTAAAACCACCAAATCTCACCATAATTAGAGTTATGGACGCAGTAAACCTTAGAAGATTGAGTAGTGTTCATGTTACTGAACACATAATCCGATACATCTGAATTCAAAGGCTTTACAAAACCATCGTATATCCAGAATCCTGATCCAGACATCCAAATACAGGCATTGTCAGTAGCGGCTACTGCTTGCTTAGAAATAACACCACAACCACTACCAACACGCTCGAAGCTATAAATGAATGGTGGGCCAATATATGTGGCAGTATGTACATCCACATCAGTAAACAGAATAGTAGCGCCTCGAATGCGTTTAGCGCATTGCAAAGAGCCAATAGTGGTTAACTCAAAGTCACCAGCTTGATTGGTGGCAGCAGGAGTCCATACAGTATTGTTTTCTTGGTCACACCATTGGACTTTACGTGGATTTCCACCTGCTCCAAGCGCAAATAAGAATCGTTCTTGAGTAACAATTAAACCAGTACAGCTAGTTGGTGCGTTAGTAAGCGCAACCGCATCATTAGCAAGATTTAATTGCCATTCAAGCAATTTACCATCTTTGGATGAGCAAGCAACCAAATACTCGCCCCATGTATCCATAGACCATGTTGTAGCAGGCGTGTATTGGCCTAAGTCTGGTCTAGCAACACCATAGGCAGAACTGCCATAAGTACCATAGCCATAACCAATCTTCAATACAGCATCAGCATCACCAACAGTAAAAGATGTTGGAGTAATGTCAGTTAATGTGCCACCTTCATTCATTGAATAAAGTTTTGAATGTGTACCAATTCCGATACGTCTGTTATTGGAGTTATCACGCCAATTAATCAGACCTCTAGCCATTCCAGTTAATTGAGAGGTAGCACGTTTTCTCCATCCACCTACTGGACGGATGGTGTTTTCATACCAACGAACTAAATTTGCGCTATTCCAACGGCCTTTAGACTGATATTCAGTCCCGTTTTTGTATACGCCTGGAGGAATTTGTAGTGGAATGTATGCCATATCTGTATTCTATATCGTTGGTAGATTGGACACAAAACTCATTGTAGCAATTAAGGATGCAGTTGATGGATAATTACCTGCTGCAGCATAAGTTTGAATACTTACTTGCGTACTATCAGTTTCCCACCAAAGCTCAACATAATCAGTTGCATTTAAGCTTAAAAAGTAATTCCATCCAACTAAAGCATGACCATTAACAGATCCATGTTTACTTGGTATGGCAAAGAATCCAGTTGACCCAACAACTACAGTTCCGTTAATCTTTAACCAGACTCTCGCATCATGGTCTTGAGAGTCAGAATTCTCAAACTGTCCAGACCATTGTAAATTCCAAATTCCAGCTTCAGCAACTGTGATTCTTGAGTTACTTGCTACACTTACGCCATTGGCATAATCTGTAGTATTTAAGGTCATTGCATAAGCCGTATTAGCCAATGCCGCTATTTGGTCAACAGTACTTTGAAAAGCCCCATAAGGATTATTCAGGTACTTGCCACCTCTTGGCCCAATAATAGACTGTATTGCGTTAACTAACTTAGTAAAAAACAACCTCAAAAGTCCATTATTTTGATTCTGAAGACTTTGAGAATAGACAATTCCTGATGTACCCAAAGAAGGTATAGCAGGAATATCTAGTTGTTGTTTTACATTAGCCATTACTTTTTAAGCCATGTCTGCCAAACTGCACCCGCAGCAATGACTAAACCGCCAATCCACAAAACTGGTTGAGCAATAGATGCTATCCAGTTAAGAACCTTTACAGCACCCTTGGCAGCGTCAATAGCAGTTACAAGGTCTTTAGTGTTCTTATCTATTTCATCTACCTTTGCTTCAACAGCTAATAGACGCTCATAGATTTGCTCATGGCTTACATCGGTCATGGTGCATCAGGCCATGTAATAGTCCAAGGGAAACCTGTCTGCGTAGTTACATCACGCAAGGCTTGACGATAGGTAGCCCATACTGCTTTGTCCACAGGAGCGTCCAGCAAAGCGTCTGCTACTTGTGTCCAATCACAGTCTTTTAGTTTCTCATCCCTTGAAGCACGAACACTCTTAGCCTGTTCAGCATCTTTAGTGGCTTTGTATTCAATTTCATTCTCAGCCGCAGTCTTGGCAGGGGTTTCTTCTGTGGCTTCTGTATCTACAAACACAGGGCCAAGGATATATTTGGTGTACCACTTACCATCTACTTGCTCAACACCAGAGGCTTGAGAGTATTGGTAAACAGTGCCTCCAGAGGCTTGTGGGCCTTCAAAGACTACATCAGCACCCAAAGCCGTTAAGACTTCAGTTGTTGTTGTTTCCCATGATGGGCCACCATTGGCTTTTGTATATGCACGAAACTCTGCCTCGTACATTACTTGCCCGTCATTTGTTCTGATTTGCATGATGTTTCCTTATGCGATTGCCAAGAAGATGTAGGTTACGCCACTGGCGTTAACGTAGTCAGCACTGCTTACAAGTTGAAATCCTGTAGAAATTGTATAGACATCATTTGCATTAACTTCAACGGCTGATGTATTTAATTTTACTGAGGGGTCTGTGCCGCTTACCATTCCTCGTGCTGTATCCCAAACATACCAATCTCTATCAGGCGCAGTTGATGTTGATTTTTTAATTAATACAAATCTTGCACCGCCTGTGAATCCACAATTTATTGTTTGTGTTGCGCCTGTGCCTGTGTAAGAGCCTACTTTAGAAACACCAGCGCAAGTAGCAAATAAATAAGCAACGTATGTGTCGGCACTGCCGTTTACTTGATTACTTGTTCCAACACTAAAAACCGATGATGTTGGAGTAGTATTGTTCCAAAGTGCTCCAGCCGTTGAAGTGTTACCAGAATCACCACTACTATTAAATAATCGCAAATAAAATCCAGTTCCACCGCTTGAAGTATAAACAACACCACCTGCCGCAAGGCTTCTACTCTTTACAATCATCAACTCAGGAGCTACCGCCAAGTTGTGCGCAATAGTTCTTGCAACTCCCGTCCCCGTATAGCAAACCTCATCAAAGAAGCTGGGGGCGCGGCGCATTGCCCAGTTGATGTAGTTGTAAGTTGATAAGTTTACGCCGCTGTCCGTTCCAAACGTCACGCCGTCCATTGACGCAAAAGATGTAACCGAGGTTTGAGTTGTTTCGACGGTGTCTTGATTTGGAAATAAATCTTTTGTTGCGCCCCGCAGACGGTCTTCAAAAATTGGTTGGGATGCAAGGTTGCGCCCGTGGGCAATCCACAAATCAGAGGGGAAACCAATCCCTGTCACGTTTGCAGTTGCGCCTGTACCAGTCCATGTCTTTGGTGTAAACACACTCGTACCCGTAGTAGGCACTTTCATCGGGCCACGGCGTATGGCTATGTAGATGAAAGTAGCGCTATTAAACCCAGAATAATTTTGGTTAAAAACAAAACCCGTTGCCGTTGGGAATGTTAAACCACCACCAGATACAAATGTTTCTGCATCGCTTGTGTTTGCCTGTAAATATTGAGAATTTCCAGCTCTAACTGGATAACCTCGCATATTGTCTTGCATCCACCAAAATCCAGAGTTCGCTTCATCACCAGCACTTACTTTTTTAATCATTACCCATTGAGGTTCATACCCCAACGTCACCGTAGCGTTACCAGAACCATCAGTAGTAAAAGACCCACAGCTAATCACATTGTCTGTACCAGTTAGGCCAAAGCCTCCTGCGTTGTGGGCGAATAGGTAGGCCACATAAGTATTTCCGTCATTTGGAATTGCAAAACTGGTCAAATCAAAAGTAGTAGATGTTGGTGTAATCCAAACACCCCCCGGGTCTTCAGCGGCAAAAGTACGATTTAATTTTAAAAAATTTCTTGTGGCAGAAGGTACACCCCGATGGTAAACATACCACTCGTCAGCAATATTGGTTGCTTTAATAATTATACAGCCGGGAACAGAGCCAAGATTATGAGGAACTGATAGTGTTGATGTGCTTTTTGTGAAAGTCACAACATCAAAGAACTTTGGTTGCTTGCGGAATGTCCATGAGGCAAAGTTACTACCACTTAGATTGACAACGCCTCTTGATTCAACAGAAAAACCAGAAGTAGTAAATGAACTTAATCGTTGCCCATCAAATAAGCTACCATTAGTTCCATTTGATTCAAGGTGGCGATAAGGGCCTCTTGCTGTATCAAAAAGATTGTGGCTTTGTGCTGTTGTTCTGTCTTTAATCCAAACTAACCCACCTTTAGTAGACAAGTCAATGCCGTTGGTAATGGTTTGTGATGAGCTATTGCCTGTATATAAGAAGCAAGAAAAACATTCTTCTATATAGTTAGGCACAACAGGAACACCACCACCAAAGGCATCGTAACTAGCCGCACCAGAAGTTGCTTGTAATGGCATGGTTTAAGCCTTAAATTGTGTGTTGCTTGCCAAGACTGTGAAAGTCGCACTACCTGTCTTGATAATCAAATAACGATAGCTATCAATGCCACTAGCATTACCCGCAGTAGGCGCACCACCCAACCAGCGTGTCGTAACTCCAGATGTAGTGCCATCCACTTGCACAGCAGAGTTGTAGTAAGCAGTAGAGCCTTGAGTAACCAAGAAAGCCACAGTCATTGATTGACCTGTACTCATCAAAGTATCTAGTGAAGTA